CACCAAGTGTCTGCGTAGCTTTACCCTCTGAGAGCTTCTTCATTGTGTCTGTTGCCTTTTACTTTGATAAGCCCTTAGCACTTGAATAAGCGAGGGTTAATTTGGGTTTACTGTAGCCTCCAAGACAAAGTTCAGTTAAGGCCCACACAACAGCATCAAGTCTATCTGGTGAACCAATTCTACCGAGAGGTTCCCAAGTACGCATCTGTGTCTCCAGTTCATTGAGTGAAGCACCATCAGGAGGATTGGCTACGTGCTTAACTAAACCTCTCTCGTAGAAAGCTGAGATTGGTTCTGCGCGTGCGTACTTACCTCTGGAGGCCCTTACAGCTTTATAAGGTACGCTGTCATCAATGTTATGGATTGTGAGCTTAACCATATCACCACCCTGATTGACCTCGGCTACAATACGGTCAGCTTCGTACTGGTGATATAATCGAATAGCTTTCTCTGCCCATCCTTGTGGAGAGAGTTTATCTGTGTAATCGCCTAAGACATAAGCAATGCCGTTAATGTCTAAACCTGCAACAACAATACCTGTCATGTCACTCTCAGCATTAGCTGTAACAGCAGGGTCAAGTGCAACGACAATACGTGTCAGGTCTGGTACATCTTCGTGTTTAATACTAGCAGCATCTAATGTATCTGAAGTCCATAGTGCGCCTTCAGCTTCCTCTAGTACCTCAGCATAAAGCTCCTGTCTACCGAGACGAGTTCCTTCGTACTGCTCTTTAACAGCAACAAGGTAGGTATCAGCTAGGTTTGCAGCGTTATCAAAAGTAGTCCCACTCGTAACGACAGTCTTCGGGTTCTTGAGTAGCTCACGCATTAGCTTAGTTGGCTTGGGGGTTGTTGTAACGCACACTCGTGGGTGCTTACCTAGACGTAGACAGAACTGGAGCATCTGCCATGTATCAATATCTTTGTTCCAAGCAGCCAGCTCATCACACCATGCAGCGGAGAACTGAGGGCCACGTAAACGCTCAGGTTCCTCTGCCGAGTAGAACTCAACCTTAGCTCCGTTAGCCCACGTAAGACTTCTCTTGGTAGGAGACCACTCAGGAAAGCCCATGTGCTTGCCCTTGCTGTCCTTATCATGCTTCCAGCATACCGATAAAAAGCCACTCTCGCCTTTAACCATAACACGTTCAATGTCTGAGTTAGTAGACGCTACACAGGCTATACGCTTATGTCCTAGCTTGACTTGCTCTCGTACCCACTCAGCACCACAACGTGTCTTACCGAATCCACGACCAGCATTGATTAACCATGTATTCCAGTCACTGTCAGGGGGAGGAAACTGTGCGTCTCTACCCCAGAAGCTCCAGTCATGCTGCAGCTCGTCTACCTTGACTGGCCCTAACTGAGCAAAGAGTTCGTTCACCTTAGCTTTTGGTAATCCTCTAAGAGTGTCGGCTGTTATCCTGCGGGTCATGTTTGTTGCTCTTAATCATGTTCAAGTCAGCCCGTAATGCTTGAAGGTTCCAAGGGACATGAAGGCCACAAACATTCTCACCATTAAGGGGAACAATATGATCTACGTGGTACGGGACGCCAGTAGCTTCTGTCATCATATCAGATAGAGCGTATGTACGCTTCATATGAGCCTTGTGTGTTTCTGTCAGCCACGCTGGTGTAGCTTTCTGCTTAGAGGCTCTGTAAGCACCAGCTTTGGCGTTTACCTTGGCTTTGTTGGATTGAGCGTAAGTCTTATGTTGTGCTGCCAACTTAGCCTTATTAGCCCCTCGGTAATCTCTCTGTTGTGCTGTCATCTTGTCTAGGTTTGCTTGACGGTATGCTTTAGCGTAAGAGGCTTCACAAGTTTTACAAACGGCTCTAAGCCCATCAGGCGATTTAGCCATCTTGCTGAACAAGTTTAGCTCTTTAGGAACCTTACAAGTGCTACACGTCTTCATCGGGTTCAAATCCTAGCAAGTTCATAAGTTGATCTGCTGCTGAGACATCAAGTTCGGGATCAATCTCTTGTTCAACTTCATTAGTAGTATTCTGTGGAGACCAACCTGCTTTAGATCGTAGGAATAACTCTTGGCTCTTCCAAGTAATACCATCCTGTACATCTCCGTATAAGGCTTGGTCTATCACTCGTTTACCTACTGCACCATTAATGCGAGTACGCTCTTGTTCCATTGCTGGGCCGTAGTGCTTGTACAAAGTAGATAAGCTACGAGGTGCATCTTGTAAGTGTTGGATAGAAGTAATGATCTGACGGATAGAAACTCCACCCTGAATCAGTTCAAGTACAGCCTTCTCGACATTCTTACTGTAATTTAACTTCTCAGCCATAACGACAATCTTTCTGTTAACGACAATGTGGATGATCTCTTAGGAAGGTAATCCAGATTCCATTTGAATAAGTTCCCCAAGTCCATCGGCAGGATCACGTCTCAGCTATACTGATGTTGATAAGGTTCATCTTGGTTGGACTGGGGAGGGTGTGTTATACCTGAGTTAATACCTCAAAGATATAACAACAATCAGTTATACAACTAGGTGGTTATATAATCTTGTTGAGTAACTATAGTTATACTTAAGTTATTTATAACTTGTTGTGGTTATAGTTTCTTAAGAGATAACTTAAGTTAGTAACCTTACTTACCTATATAGACATAAATTACGTTCCCGCAAGTAGATTTTTCAACTATTTTATATGTAGTTGATAACACACGATTCTTTTTTGTATTTTTTTTGGTGGTATTGGTACTCAAAAGTAGTAACCTGTGTGTAACTGTGACATATAAGTCACTACTAAAGTAAATCTTTGTTTTGGATTTAGGTGGTGTTAACGGGCCACCCCCGAATCACCCCGTATAAAATAGGGGTTCCACGTTTGTAAACCCCCATGATGATCACGAATTGTTACAGTTTGTTACAGGTTATCACGAGAAAGTAGTTCAATGTTAAACTAAAAGTAGTTCAATGTTAAACTAAGTGTTGCACAAATGTTACACCAATGAATTATTATGGGGTATTCAAAAGAAAAACCTTGACGAGGATAGAGGAATCGCCCCCACCCTAACACCGATTCGTGGGTTGCTGTGTTATCACATTGGACTAAATCCCCTGTGATAAACAAGCAACAACCGATTGATTAACCTACATTACCCTTTGCTAAATGCGAGAAGGTAAACTTGCGGTATACTAATTGCGAATCATTTTCACACATCGCTTGCCAGATTGACTCGCTTTGATTGTGCTGTCTGAAGCTGTTAAAATACGGGCGTACGCTACAACCCGTTGTATCATAGAATCTTAGGCCATTAAAACGCGCCGTAAAGCCTTGGGTTATGCGGTTGAAATATCGGCACTCGCCATTGCCAGATTTAACGCTAATTAAAACTTTATTGTCTAGTATACCCATTATATTGACTCCTTTTGAATCCGCTCGAATTTAATAAACAAAACTTGGTGGTAAACAGGTGCCCACGCCCTGCCGAAAACTTTACGGCGTAAATCTTGCATGTTGTCCGCCTCTTCGTATCCGCCACCATACTCGCGCCAGCTTGCAGAATAAACTGTTGTTGTTGTTTTATCGGTCATTATTTGACTCCAAATATAAAAGGACTAGGCCAGAAACTGGTATAAACAGGATCAAACCCGCGCCTAAGTAATCACCGAGTCCAGCCAGTAGGATTGACAGAAATACGCCCGCGAATATTAGAAATGAAAGGATCATTGTGATAATGAAATTGTACATTCGTTGTTCTCCGTTTGTTTGTTTATATGATCTTTATAGTGATGATTCGGGGTGGTGTCCACTGAAAAAACAGGGGGGCAACCAATAAAGATTCAACCCCCCCAAAGTTACCCGTGGTCACAGGATTCTTTAGACGTTGTGGATGCGCTTCCAAGTTACCCAAGTCGCGGCTTGCATTTCAAACGCCGTCATTCCGTGGCGCTTGCCTGCCTTACTATAGGCCGCTTGCAATTCTTTGCGCAGTTTCTTGCCAATGCTTGGCACCTCTTGCATAGTCCTACGATCAGCGTTTGCGATGCACCACGCATGACCATCGATCACACAAACGTCTTGCCCCATAATGCACAAGAAAAAATCCGTTATCTTGGGGCCGTTTAATGTCTTGGCTATTGCGTCAATCTCTTGTGATACGCCATTGGAAAGAATAAACCACGCCTTGTCGCGCATTGTCTTATAGGTGCAGGGGGCCGTATCTTCAACATATCCGCCGCTTGTGAATGTTTGCAACATATTGTCAGCATCAATCAAATTGCGTTCCCAACGGTTTGTTGGTGACAACGCCGCCACAACACCAACAACGATTGCAAGCGGCAATTCGTATGTATCCGCCATATCTTGGCAAGCGTCCTGCGCATCCGCGTACCACGTCAACCCGTGAGCGACTTCTTCTTGTGTCGCTTGTTTGAATACTTTGTTTATATTTGTTGTGTAAGGCATTGGAAAATCCTTGTTTGCGTTTCTGTTGTCCCCTTGTCGCAATTACCAATTCGATTCGCAAGCACAAAATGCACATAAATTAAATTATTATAGGGGTTGAATCTTTATTGTCTTTCGTGTTAAGCTGAACTGACGCCGAATCAAAACATACTATGCACTGGACGCATAGCAGATATGCAAAAATAACATAGGTAAGCTGTTGCGAATCGTTTGAATAGCTGATAATAATATATTATAGAAACAAACAAAAAAGGGTTTTCAAATGACAATCAAAATGACAAATAAAGCACGCCAAGCGGCTCGCGATTTGGCTGTAACATACTCCTCATATAATGAAGCTATTTCGAACAACTCAGATAGCTCGATAAAGATTTGGGGTGGAATGCTTTTAGAATCTCAGGATGAAACGGGTATAGAATTAATAGAGAGTAAATTGTTAAAATTAATAATATCACGTAGCTAAAAAAGAGGGGGGTTGACTCCCCCCGCCGAATCGATTATATTGATTATACAGACACAAAAAAGAGTGCAAAACGCACCGAGTCAATCCGTGGTCATAGGGCAAGCCAATTTTTTGGTACAGTCGCAAAAGGTGGAGGGGTGGGCAATCGAAACTATGTTACAATTTGAAACAATTCGTGATTTGACACCGATATGGAACGAATCAGGAACGCTTAAACATGTGGTATCAGAATACCCCAGACCCCCCACCAGTGGAAAGCCAGACCCCCCACCGAGGGAATTAGAGACCCTACCGATGGAAAGCCAGAGGCCACCGATGGAATTATAGACCACCAGCGAAATTAGCCATTGACCCCACCGAGGGAATTATGTATGGTGATTCGTAGAAGTTAACACCCCACCGAGGGAATTAATAGTAGCACGGCTACGTAGTGAAACAGGAGAAGATCATATGTTATTTACAGTACACTTTGAAGACCATGGCGGTAAAATACTCATGGGAACTTTCTTAATGCGCAGTGATGCAGACTTGTTTGTCGCTCACTCATCAATATCTAGTACTCTTGTCGTCTCAGAGATTGACAAATGGGAAGCATGGGAAAT